CAACATCGACATCAAGCTCAACAGTAAAGATCTTCCGGCCACAGCCGTGGCGGTCAACTCAGCAGCACTGCTGCAGATAATTTTGGTATTTGTATCTTTTTGGGGTGTTATGGCAATGTTGGGTAACGGTATGAAATCACTAGGTCCAGCTGCACAACGAGCTGAAGCTAGCGTAGCGGTTTATGACAGAGCTTATAACACTACATATACTCAGTGCCAAAACAACAATCCTAATAGCGGCGGAGCTATTTACAACTCAGAAGGTTTTCTTGTTGGACAGTATCCTGTTGCTGACTGCTTAGGTGACGCTCAACGTGCAGGTAAACTGGCTCAGCTCTCCGCCAAAGGTTTTTAACCTTTAACAGTTTTTATATCCGTGGAGTTTGTATGACAACCAACGTAATGACTTTTGTGTGCCCAGTGTGTAAAATGCAGTTTAACTTAAAAGGCTCTAAATTGCGACGATGGAACGACAAGAAACAAAAAAAACCTACTACACAAGGTCCTTACTGCAATTATAAATGTTCCAGTAAAGAGAATCAAGCTCGCATCGTAGCTCGGTACTGGTTACTAAAAGAATCAAAAGAAACTGCTTTGTTTAAAAATCTAGGATAAAATTTTTGGAAACGCCCGAGTAGCCCAGCGGAAGAGGCAAACGACTTAAAATCGTTACAGCGTGGGTCCGAATCCCACCTCGGGTATTTTTAAAATCATTGGTGTATGGCTATGTACATATTGTCAAACGGCCTGAGTTCGGAGATTGTGTAGCCAAGTGAGATTATATAACTAAACAGCTCACGTTTTCTCGCTGCAAACCATTCGTGGTTGTTTGCTTCAAAAATTATTGGTGGCTTGTTTGACGCTAAAAGCGTCTCGTGGGCACCAACAAGTACAGCCAGTTCGTTGCCTTCGACATCTAGTTTTAGTAATCCTACATCATTCCACTCAAGATTATCTATATACTCCGTCTCTACTTCCTCTGTGCGTATTATTTTTTGACCCACTTGTACTGGGAGTACTGTCGAACCCCCTCCATCTTCTGATACAACATTCAATTGAGCGTAGGCACTTGCGTGGTCTTTGTCGGTAAGAGCAAGGTGGAAAGGAAATACGTTAGTTTTTTCGTGTAAAAATATGTTTCCGCACAGCTGGTAGTAAGTACGTCTCTGCGCTTCAAACGCATTAACTTCCTTAAAGTCGTCTGCTAATAGTAGGGAATAGCTGCCCATGTGTGCGCCACAGTCTAAAAATCTTTTTTTCTTATTCCCAAACTTTTTAGCCCATTGGATTATCTGATGCTCAGGTATTCCTACCCTCTGCATCTGGCACATTCCAGAATCGTCTTTGTGCATTAAGAATGCCACATTAGGTACGGGCACCATTAAATGGTCCTCAGGACCCCAAAGATACGTGGACATTTGTCTTCTATAACTGCTACTATAGTAGCAGCCAAGTTTGTTTCATGACCTCTATACCTGTTATTGGCACTGCCGTTGTAAATGCTCCGCACTGGGTGTATAGGTTATTTTATAGTATTGATTATCCTGTAGATACTTTTATTGTTTTAAATAATAATGGTCGCGGACAGATTACAGAAGAACTAGATGCTTTAAAGACCGCGCCTCATGCTTTTGTTAAAGAAGTTAAAGTGTGCCACCTACCGGCAAACATTGGATGTGCAGGCGCGTGGAATCTTATTATCAAATCGGCTCTTCAAGCGCCTCACTGGTTGATTACAAATCATGATGTCATGTTTACGCCTGGGTTTTTGGAGGCATTAGCTAAAAAGGTCGAGGATCCTGATACAGGTGTTGTTCACGGGCTGAATGGTGGTTGGGATGTGTTCTTGTTGAAGGATTGGGTTGTGCAGCATTTTGGGCTTTTTGATGAAAATCTGTATCCCGGTTACTGCGAGGATATGGATTACGGTATGCGTTTTAAACATAAAGAGCTTAAACGTGAACTTTCAGTAGGAGTTCCGTACTACCACGGGTGGGCAACCAACTCATATGACGACGGAAGTCAGACTTGGCGCAGCGAACCCGAGCTAGCTCAGAAGATTCATCAAGCTCATGAGATGAACAAAGGCTATATGCATGCAAAATGGTCACCTGCGTGGCAAGGACACGTCGAAGGGGAAGTTCATGAGACACCTTTTAATATCCCTAGTTTGCCTATTGACTTTACAACGTATGATTTAGAGTTTGTCCGTAGTAAAACTTTAGGATTCTGAACAGTATAATGGTTTTATATTGATACAGCCTCATGCCTTTTTACTCTTCTTATACAACTTACAGTAGGTTGATTAATGATCTTAAGTTGATCATTGATTCTAGAGGAGTTTCGTCTTTTAAACTCAGTAAACTTGCCGATCTGTCGCCTACGACAACTCGCAAAATTTATTATGACGATAAATATATACCTTCGCCAGATGTTATTGAGCGAATATGTATCACATTGGACATTACACCTGGCGATTTGTTGAAAATTCTGCCTACAATAGAGGAATCAGTAGTGGTGTGCTCAGGTGTTTTCGCCTCAGGAATATCAATTAGCAGCTAAGGTCCTCGGTTTACCGGTTCCTTGTACAGCGGCGGAGCAAGCAGCAGCTGCTCCTATGACCGCCATGGTCTTGAAGAACTTTGGGAGGGCAATGCCCCCCGCTCCTGGGTTTGAAGATCGGGATGGCGTACAAATGGGCGCCACACGGTCTTTGAATGCACTACCTAACACCACTCAACCTGAATATAAAGGTCAACTGATGCATCGGTTACAAGCCGGTGTGGTTGATGAGCCGCAAGATGAAGAGATTCAGCATCTAATTGAACTGATAACACATGATCCACAAATTGCTGAACTATTTTTAAACTTTATTCATAATTTAGAACAACAAAGTGATGAACATATGGACATGTTGAGTGCTCAGCGGCCTGCTGAGTATGATATGCCTAATTATGGCAGCAATTATTCTATGTTGAATGCCCCAACTAATTCTTCGATTCCGCCTTCACGGCGGTATCAGGAGTTGGCTCTATGAATCTTAGGCAACACCAATTAGCTGAAAGAGATGTTCGTAATGAAAGTCCGGAAATTAATCCGACTTTTTTCTTGCAATCATATTTAAAGTCTAATTTTCCTCAAACTGTGGCACATCCATCTCCAGAACAACAAAAATACGGAGTGTTCCCTCAACAAGACTCTAAGGGTATAGAATATAGCAAGAAGCCTTTATCTGGCACGTCATACGATAATCCCGCAAGCTCCTGATGACTGCTACTCCCCTTCTTGTTCCTGCTGCAAATGCCCTAGCTCCGCTTGTCGGTGTTGAAGCAGCTACAGCTGCTGGTGGTGGTAATGCATTAAGTCAAATAATGCAGCTGCTTCTAGCTCAGACTGCAGCTAACATTACAGATCAAGCAGCTCGATCTGGTTTAGGGGCCATTACTTCCGCTGTGGCCCCTGCGGACACTTCTGCAGTTTCTGTGGGACCTAATAAGAGTAATTATTTTACAGGTAGTAATCCATATCTTCAACGAGAACCAACTGAGTTTCAGGAAAACTTTAAACGAGCTTTAGCTCGTAAATTCCTAGGACTTGATCTTCCAAATATTGATACAACAAAAAGCGTATACAATACTCTTGTTGAAAAAGCAGAGCAACAAGCCACTAGTCTTTCCCTCCGTGAACAAGCACTTGCAAAGCTAAAGGGTGAGATTGCGTACCGTAAAGAACAAATGGAACGTCAGTTTGATCAATCAATTGCCGGTCTTCAAGGGCAATACAAAGTTGAAAATACTAAACAAGAACAGATCGGTCAGATTGAAAAACAACGAGTAGCTTCTGAATATGGTGCGGCGGGAGGAATGCTTAATTCCGCCATTGCTAACGTGTTCTCGCAAGTACCATATTCCGATAGTCCTATTCTTCGTCAAATTGCTGTTCCTGTGTAATCATGGCTGACACTATTCCTGCTGATGTTTTTTTAAATAACGCCATACGCACTGCGTGGGATGCCTTTTCTCCCACTTTTGCAACTCCGATTGCTTTAGGTGCGTTTGGTGCAAGAGTATTAGACGATGCTTTAGCTCCTAAAATTGGAGCGTCTCGACGTAATCCTAAGAATGAAGTTGAGTTATATGCAGGCGATGACTATGGGTGGCAAAGTGTTCCGTCTTATACAAAACTATTTCCTCTTCCGGCTGATAAAAGTCTTCCCCTTAATATTCCACCTAAAAAACCTGAGAGTTCTACGACTCCCCCTGGCGGCAATAATCCGTCTTTGCCTGGGTTTGATCCTGCTGTTCAGGGAAAAATTGGACCTTTCTCAACAAATCCAGATACGAATATAGGTAAGGAGACTGCTAATCCAAATTTTGATTTACGTGAAATTATAAGAGAAAATTATTATCAAATGGCGGCTAATCAAGAAAGAAATTGGCAGTGGATGCAGGTTGCCGGTGAAACAGCACAACGCTCAGCGATGGAGAAATCGCAACTGTTAAGTGATCGTAAGATTCAGGAAGCAAATATTAATGCTTGGGGGGATATAACTAAAGCCAAGATAACTACAAATGCTGCTATTGCTGCTGCAAATGCTGCAGCTATGACAGCGGCACAACGACCCGACGCGGGTTATATGAATGCGGCTGCTCAGTTATTCCAGGCTGCAGCTGCGCCTTATGCAAGAGCTGCTGCTAGAGTAGGTTAACTTATGTCCCAAGCACCAACAGGCGGTGGCGGTATGGATCCTTTAACTTCTTTAGCTATTGGTGGTGCAATAAGTGGAATTGGTGCTGTTGCAAATAATTTAACTAAACCTAAAGAACCAAAAGTTGATACTTCGGCTGACTTTTATGCCCAAATTTTTGGGCCTATGTTTGGCGGCGCAAATCAAGGTTTAAGTTATGCAGCAACTCAAGCACAGATAGAAGCTGGTAAAGCCGCAGGGCTCCAGGCGGCGGATATGTATGCAGAAACAAGTGCTCAGTTGGGGGCATTTGAACAAGGTCTTCGGGAACAAGGTGCTGCCACTGGACTTGAATCTGGAATTGCCGGGCAGTCTGCTGGGCTAGCGCTAGGTTTACAAGAAAAAGGGAAGCTAGGCGAACTAGCTACCGAATTAAAATCTGTAGAAACTGCAGGAAAGTCTTCTGAACTATACGGAGAAGCTGCTAGTAAAATAGCTCAGCAAGGTACTCAAAACCTTGGAGAGATTGCTAAATCAGAGATTCTTGGGACTACTCAATTAGGCGATACTGGTATTAAAGCTCAGCAAGGTATAGCTGAAAAAACTATTGGTGCAGCTAGTGAGCAAGGAGCAGCAGCTCAACAAGGGACTAGTTTACTTGCAAATACACTGCAACAGGGAACTACTGAACTTGAAAAAACAACTCTGGCTGGTCAAAAAGATCTGTATTTACCCACAGCAACTGGGTTGGCGCAAGCAGGGATGGCTGCTCTGGCTGGGGAAAATGCGTTGGCACAAGACATTGCTAAGACAAATTTAAGAATTAAAGAAAACCAAGAATCTACACGAAATCAAATTGCCTTGGATCGTGCTAGAAATGAAGGTTTACAATCTAACAGACGGCAAGGTGCTCTATTTGCAATGCAAGGTAAGCACATGTTTGCTTGATGACAACAACTATTGAAGCCGACACAACTGTAGCTAGTTGGTTAAGTTCGTTAGAAAAAGTTCAGAAGGATTCTTTCATACACTACGCTAAAAACGCGACAAGTGATGTAGAATCTTATCTTTTTGCAAGGTTTTTACAGCCTTCGTATCAAGGTAGTATTGCCGATCTGACAGCGTGGATTCAAGAAAAATACCCAAAAGAAGATTTGCGCAAGGTCCTACTAATAGAAATAGATGAACTCAGAAACGATATAACGCAGGTGCGCAATATGACATTAAACAATATGTTGGATTATGCTACAGCGGCTACAAAAATTTCATCTTTACAAAAAGAATTACGCTCCCATATTCAAACGGTGCGAGCAATTACAGATGGGTTAGATCGCCGTGGGTTATTACTAGCTGGCGCAGACCGGTGCTTACGTGAACTTTCTAATACTTTCCAAGATCAGCCCACCATTTTGTCTTTGTTAGAAGATGCTGGGCTGATTGTTTGGTCTACTCTAGAACGCGAAGAGAAGTCCTAATACGCTTTTACAAGCTTCTTAAGCACTTCGTTTATCGGGCACCTGAAGATACCCATAAAAGCATCGTTCACACCTAAGGACATAGCGAGTTCTTCGCCGTCTAGAGTAGCGCCGAATGGCAAAATTACGGCAGGTTGATTGGATACTGGATTGCCCACGTAGTCCGTCCAGGTAATTAAGGTATCCTCTAGAGAACCTGTGAACAACGGTTGTGGGGCTATATGAGTAATTTCTGTAAACTCTTCGTCTGTCATAAATGCACTAAGATGATAAACTAAATACGGGTTACCTAAGTCATTATATGTCATGTGTTTCCAGTGGTAAAATATAAGTTGTTCAGAACCGACTAATAACGGGGGCAACGAACAAAACGTAGGAGCCCCTTGAGTTACGGAATTTAAGATATCACTGTCTACATGAATTGCGGGTAACCCTTCCCGTTCGATCACTAACGGGCGTATTGAATACAAACAATGCAGCAGATCCCGGTGAGGGAAAAAGCACCAATTTTTTTCCGTTTCTCCTTTAGTTAAATTTTTACCTATAGGAGGAAACGCTGTCTGTACAGCATCACCCAATTCGTTTACGTAGCAGACTGCTACCTTTGGGGTATCGAACAGCTTTCGTCCTCTTTGGTCATACTTGCTAGCGTACTTGGAAGTAACAAACTGTACGTACAAGTTATCGTCTGGACCTTTAAATAAACGAGGATCTTCGTAACTAAGTCGGTGCGGCGTGGAGCGTAGTTTCTTAGCCCCGAGAACGGTGTGATCGTCTACTAATTGCCCGAGATAAATATCTGTATGAGCATTGTTTAAATAAAAGTAATTGTTGTCGTACCTGAACCCAAATGGTTCAGCTTGTGACCTCCACGCTATAAACGTTTGATCGTTGTGGTTCAACATTGAGGGGCTAAAGTTACCAACGCTGTCTTTCGGCAACCCGTGGACAATACGTTTGAACTGCCCATTCAGAGCTTCAGCTTGCCTGTAAACGCTGGGAACTCCTTTAAACTCTTTTTTGATTGGAAGAACAACGTCTGAGTTGACGTGACGGAAGCGATGTGTCGTTTGCATATCAAGCGAGAAGATCGTTAATGGCTTTAATGAATCCCATTGAGACGGACTCCCAACGGTATTCTGGTCGTTGTGTCACGGCATAGCAAGCTTCTGCTACTTCTTCGTACAAGTCTTCTTCGTCGTACAGAGCTGTAAGTATTTCAGCTGTGTGATCCGTACTGACTAGACCACGTTCTACCCCCAGGTCTTTGTCTGTAACCCACGTTGCTACGTCAATTAACAGACCAGCTTCTTCCCAGATATCTTTACATGCCGTGTGATTTGGTACAACTTGAGGCTTTCTGCAACTTGCATGCTCAAAACTCACAAGACCCCAACCTTCGCCATCTGCTGTGTTAAGTCCTACATCGCAGGCGTTATATATAGTATTCAGCAGTTCGTCCGGCGGAGCGGCAATATAGTTGATTTCGTTTGAAGTCAAGATTAGTCGTTGTTTGTCGTCTAGCCCCAGGCGCCCCATTTCCCGTTTAAACAGAGCTGTGATATCCCAACCAAGATCTTTAGTCCCCATGTGGAGATAAAGCATTGTATCTGGTTTATCTACAGCAAATTTTGCAAACGCTTTAATTGTTAAATCAATCCGTTTCCGTGGTTGGTTTCTGTTTCCGTTAAATACGATAAATCTATCTTGAGGCAACCCTAGAGCTGTTCTTGCCTGCTCCCTCGGCATTGGATTGAACTTAGAGATGTCTACGCCGTGCGGCAGAACCCCTAACTTACTGGGTTTAATATCGTGTTTAAGTATACGGTGCGCACAGTTGATTGTAAACGTTATAGCAATATCCCAATACGGAATATTTCTCAACATATCGGGGTAATAATACTCGCTGTCTATAGGAAAATATGCAATAAATTTAAATTTATACTGATCTTTAAGAAACTGAATCCGTTCCCAGACTTGGTTAACAATCCAAATATCGTTTAAACATATAAAAATGTCCGGTTTGATTTTATCGATTAGTTCAGGCAACCGTGGGATACCAAAACGATCAGGGCATGACAAATTCGATGCCGGATAAATCTTATAGGGAAGATCGTGAGGGTCTCCGTTATAGTTAATACCAACAACTTCTACTTCATGTTCCTTCTGTAGATGTTCTAGTATGCTGGCGGTTACTCGACCAAATCCTGTATTTGAACATGCATCCCCGTACCAGAGCACTTTTGCCACTTTGTCAGTAAGCTTGGAGTACGATCACTATAGCAACATTGTCAGCTTACTGATATGCCTAGTCGGGAAACTTTTGCTTATCGCCGTAAAGCTCAGTTAAATGCTGCGCGAGCTGTTGAGGTAACTGAAAAAGAAGATAATTCTATATACGCTAAAGCTGCTAATGACTTCCCTACTTTCTGTGTGCTTATGGATAAAGCCCCTGCTCCTCATATGATGGAGTGGCACAGGCATTTGATCACAGGAGAAAGCAATAGATACTTGTTAGATATAGCTGGAGCTAATCTTGATATTCTAAGTCCCCGAGGTAGTGCTAAAAGCACGGTGTTAAACTTGTTTACTGCATGGGCTATAGGTAGACATACGTCAGCCCAGATGCCTCTACAAATTATATATTGTTCATATAACATAGCAACAGCTATACCTAAAAGCCGAATTATTAAACAACTGATTGATAACACGACGTTTAAACGTATATTCCCTCGTGTTCGTTTAAAGCCAGGAATGCAGTCGGATATTGGTTGGGCTGTTGACTTTGAGTATGCCGGAATTCCACGGGTTGGTGATGAAGAATATACGCTCAGAGCTGCTGGGTTGCGCGGTTCAATTACGTCAAAACGCGCACACTTATGTCTGACGGGTGATACACTAGTTTTAACTGATCAAGGCGAACAGCCAATTGAAAAAATTTATGCAAATCCCGAACGCTTTTTAATTGCTGTTAGAAACTCAAGAACTCATCAAATTGATTGGAGCAACGTAGAAGCAGTTACACGACGTTATTCTTCAGAAATTGTTCACATTAAAACAACAAATAACGGTTATATTTCCGCAACTCCTGAGCACCCTTTTCTTACAACAGATCAAAAGTACGAATGGGCAGGGGATATTAGTACAGGGCAAACCCTTATTGGGGTAACTTTAGATGAAAAATTAAATAAAAATAATTTTAACTCAAAAGAATTTTACGAATGTCAAATTCAATACAGAGGAGAAAAAGTCCTTTGCAAAAAACGAAACAAGTCAAACAGTTCCGAGTGCTCATCACCAGATCATAAACAGAGCTGGGAGATCTTAACCGTTTCCGGAGTTGAAAGAGTTAGCAACGGAACGCACATCGTTTATGACCTTGAACTAGATCATACAGATCATAATTTTATTGCAAATGGGTTTGTTGTAAGCAATTGTTTAGTCGATGACCCTATAAAATCTTCGGCGGAACTACGTAATCCGACTATTCGGGAAGAAATGAATAATAATTGGTCGTCTGTTATATCTCCGATTATTTTTGATGGCGGTCGGGCTATTTGTTTAGGTACTCGATTCCATCCTTTAGATATTCATAAAACTATGTTCTCCCCTTCTAAGGGTTGGAATCAAGTTTCTCAAGAAGCCCTAACGTACAACAATAAAGGAGAGCCGGTAAGCTATTGGCCTGAGCAGTGGTCTGTTGATTATTTATTACAGACGAAAGAACTAGATCCTGTTGCATTTGCGTTCCAGTACCAACAACAACCTGTCTTAACGTCGGACCTAATCGTGTCTCCCGATCTTCTTGTCCGGGCTGACGTTGAGATGGAGTTTGATTCCTTAGCTGTAGGAATTGATTTGTCTGCTAGTGCTAAAGAAACTAGCGACTACACGGCATTTGTTTTGGGTGGACGACTTAAAGATAAGTACTACATTATTGATGCACACCAATGCCGTTCCGTAGGAAATTTAGAGAAGATAGATTTACTGTGTGAGATGTTACTTGAATGGGGAATTTTAACTTTTGAGAACGACACGTATTTTCCGACTTATTCGACGATCACGCTGGTAGTTGAGTCAGTTGCTTATCAAGCAAGCTTGTCCGCTGATTTAAAACGGGTACTTTTAAATGACCGTGGATTGTCAAATATCCATATACATGAGGTATCCGGTTTTAGAGGAGATAAAGTTGCCCGTTTCCGAGGAACCTTGGGATTGCTTGAAAACAGAAAGATAACATTTAATCGGTATCGTAAATTTGATGCGTTATTTGAGCAGATTATAAATGTGGGATCTACGTCCCATGACGACTTACTCGATGCTTATACACACTTAATAACCTTTTTACAAAGGCGGGGCAGTTTTTCGATAGAGTACTAAAGGGGCTCTTACGACATGTCGAAAAAGCTGTGGATCGCCATTACGGCCAACAATCCTTTACAGCGGGTAGATCCTCTACTCACTGTGTTGCGGGGCTATGCCGACTTTCCTTGTGATATTTCTGTAAAGATTTATATCGATTATGCGTCTCAAAACGACGTAGATACTCTATATGGAATATTAGAAGAATTTAAAGGATTGAATATTGAGATAAAAGTTGCAAGTCCAGGGTACCACGGGTGGTATTTAACCTGGGCGCACAAAACAGATTTAGCTCTAGCGATTCTTAACAGAGAAGCCGATTACTATATCTACTCTGAAAATGACATGTTACTTACGTATGAGAATTTTAAATACTACCTTAAGTGGAAACCTGTTTTAAGCAAGTACCAACTTGAGCCAGGTTTTGTCAGGTATGAGCAAAAGCAACATAAGAAAGTACCGTTCGATAATTATTATGTGTATTCGTTGACAAAAGAAACACCTAACGTGTGGGATACCCGTGGGTTTACTGTGCCAAATGTACTTGTGGTTGACTATGACGTTGACTTTTTTGTGCAGTTAGCTAACCCGTATTACGGGGCAATGATTCTAGATCAAACGGATGGCGAAGTTTATATACGTTCAGATAGTTACGATCCTGAAAAAAGTTATGCGAAAGTAGGGGTGCGTAACTGGCCTATTGCCGATCGAAGTTCGATGGGGCTGACATTTGAAAACCCACCGTTTAACTTTGAACACAGGCGATGTGTGCCAGTTAAGAAAAAACAAGATAACTACGAGATTTTGCCGTGTGGTTTAGTGCTGCACGAAGGCACTAAATATTCGGATCTCATACCGTGTTCTGTTGACTCTTTAATATCTTGCGATAGGATGCTTACGTTGTAGGTTTATGTGAGCTTAATTTATGGGTGACGTACGTCCGGATTATTATAAAAAAGACGGTTTAGAATGTTATGATTTTCAACGAGCATCTACCGGTTTAATTAAATTTCAAGGTTATTTAGAGAATTGCATATATAAATATTTGTGGCGCTGGGAAGACAAAAACGGCAAAGAAGATTTGCAGAAAGCTCAGGTTTATCTAGCTAAGCTTATAGAAACACTTGAGTAAACATGGACGTACGTGCTTTTGGCAGTTATTATGGACAAACAGCAGTTCTTTCTTACGCTAGCGGACTTGCTTTGTCTCCTAGCGGGCAGTCTTTTAACTTTCCCGCTTGCCGCGCTGTTCTTATCAATGGCGGTACTAGCAACCAAGATTTACAAGTATTTTTTACAGACGGTACTAACACACCGGTAACGTTAAAAAAAGTCCCAGCCGGTTCTATCCTGCCGATCTCTATTACGGCTATTAGCGGGGCTGCCACCACGGTGGGTGATGTTGTAATCCTGTACTGAGTCCTTTACTTTTTTATAACACAATGTCTTACTCTGCTTTTATAGACGCTCTTACTCCAGGTAGAACCTTTAGCGATCGAGTCGGTTTACCTACAACAAATAGTTTGATCAAGGAGATAAGTACGCCTTCAACTATTCCTGCGGAAATTCAGGCATACGTTTTGAATGCAACTAAAAATGCGCTTATACAAAAAGCTCTTAATAGACAAATTTAAATTTAATTAACTTTGTTTATTTTTATCAAGTATCCTTTAAGAGAGGCACAAAACCATGGATAACCCATTTAAGCAAGCGCACGGATTTTTTTCCGAGGCGTATGCCATGCAGGAAGAAGCTGCGCAAGACCAGACCAGAAATCAGCGGCAGGTAGACAGCCCTCAGAGGCATGATTATTTTCCTACTCGGAGGGAAGCGTATAATCCAAATTCTCCTGCACACAACTCACATAGGTTTATGGAAGATCTTAAACGAGGTCTTTTAGAGCATGCTGCTCGTAAACGTGTGGCCGGTAATAACATGGAATTTAAGGCCGGTGGTGGAGTACCTGTCGAATCAGTGCTACCATCATAGTGACAGCCTGCAACGGGTAAATGCTTTACGACTGTTTTTTATATTTTGACGAAAAAGAACTCTTAGAACTAAGGGTAAATCTGTTAAAAGATATAGTTGACGGATTTATTATTACGGACGGAAATCTGACGTTTAAAGGGGATCCTAAACCTTTTACATGTTTAGATACAATTCGGGAACTTGGATTGCCGGAAGAAAAAATCCAAGTACTCCATGTCGAACTGCCCCCAAAAGAGGTAGCTCTTAATCCTTGGGTGCGAGAGTACGCACAACGCGATGCTTTAGCTGTGGGCATGCGCCTCACTCCCCCGGATTCAGTCTTCTTTTTTAGTGATGTTGACGAAATTCCGAAACCCGAGGCTCTTTTACAAGCTGTACAGGTAGCCAAAGAAAACCCAGACCGGTGTGTGCGACTTTCTATGCCTATGTTCTACGGTCGCGCAGATCTACGAGTTATGGATCCTAACGGAGATCCTGTTAAACCTCCCAATAATTGGACTTGCGGTACTGTTGTACTATATGATCACCTTGAGGAGACTCCTTCGCAAATTCGTATGAAGGACAACGGTTTAGTCGTAGGAGAATGTGACGCTGGTTGGCATTTTTCGTGGATGGGGGATTCCGCCAGAATGAAACGAAAGCTTACTTCGTTCTCTCATTGTTATGATGAGATACCCAACGCACATGCTCCTGCTTATAGTCAAGAAATGTTGGATTACTTGGATACGTATAAGGCTCAAGCTGGAGGAACTGATCCTTTGGGCCGAGGAGATCATGTATTAGTTCCGTATCCACATGAACTACTTCCGTCTGAATTGTTTAAACTAGATGGAGTTAGGAAGTATTTGCTGCCCGATGACTAACCGCGCATCCGAAGAAGCCCGCGAGCGTTTCTCTAAAAAATCCCACGACGAAGATGAGCGTGGGGAACGTAACGAAGGAAATAAAGAGGCTCGTATGGAGGCTCTCCGTAAAGCACGTAAGGCCAAGCAAATGCGTAAGAAAGGCTGATTCAGCCTGTAGATTAAATTCGTTTCTGAACTACCGGTATGGCCGACACGCTCGGGGTTCGTCAAAGATTTCAAGAAATTCTTGAAGCTTCGCGGACCCAGGATAGATCTAAGCAAGCAACTACGTTAGTCGTACTTAGTCATATTCAGCAGATGACTCTGTTGATGATTAAGAAAGGGCTTACTTTTTATTGCGAACAAGACACGTATCGGTCTAGGTCAAGATTCATTGACGATCTTCTTACCTTAAATAAATTTGATATTAGACTTCCGTCTATTATTAGGAACTTTTTAATTGATGGTTGCGGCCTCTTTTACTTTCGCCCTGACCCTAAGTTAAAGTATCAAATTTATTTTTTCCCCAAGGATCAATATCGTGTGTATCACGATGTAAATGGGAATATTGAAGAAGTTGTTATTATTTATAAATATAAAGTTCGTAACTCCAATCTTGGATTACCTTCTGAAATCTCAGGTCTGAACGAAAGGTACGTCCGGATTTCTATAACAGATTCAAAGATTGCCGAATTTGAATCCAACACAGAACTAAGTTTTGATTTAGAACCCGGCGGTGTGATGACTGCCAATAATTCCAGGGAAAATACCCTAGGTTTTATTCCCGCCGTGGAGGTTTTAAACAAACCTGACAGTAGCGGCACCTCTGGTGAAGGTGAGTTTGAACCTTTTATGGAGCAGATTGTTTTACACGATACGCTTATTTCTAATATTGCTAAAAATATCGAGTTCTTTGGTAATCCGACTCTGATCAGTTCCCGCCCACGTAGTGATCTGGTCGAAGCTAATGACTCTGATCGCACTTTTCGTCCGACCATCAGTAGCCAGAGTGGGTTTGGTGGTAGGGACACTCCCTCAACTCGTGTTAGTGAACCTTTTGGTTCGCATGGAATGATCGGCGGTTTGCGTGTTCCTCGGATTATTGCAAATGTCGAACCTTCCGATCGGGTTGGTTACATGACACCAGACCCCGTTAACGGGGATATGAATCGTTGGGCACTTCTTCTTCGGGAAGAACTTCGTACAGCTCTTGGCGGTGTGGATGAGATTTCGGTTTCTGCCGGGGCTACTGCGACAGAAATTAAAGGTCTTATGGGTCGGGCTCAGGCCACGGCTCTTAGAAAAAATAAAAGTTTCCTTACTTATGGTTTCTGTAAGTTACTGGAAATGGTGTTGTTCCACCAAGAACAGATGTTTAAAAAGAGCTTTGCTCTAGTTATTAAGCTTAAACCAGTAAAACCTGCTGCTGACGGTTCTGCAGAGGAAGCCACTAGGTTCTCATCAGATCAACGAAAGTTTGATGCAAAGCTGGATCAGTTGATGCGGGAGGCTTTATCTACGTCTTCCGTTCCTGAAGGTGTGTTTGGTCTACCTCCTGATGGGGATCGGACAGTTTCGTACCGATATCAAGGGGATGTTTACGAAGATACTGCATACGATATAAATCAAAAATCTATTGTTGTTCGGAACTTACAAGAGCTAGGTGTTGACAGCGTGGAAGCGTTGCGATACCTGTTCCCAGATAAGACTGATACCGAACGTGAGGAAATGCTAAAAGGATTTCCTTTTAGAATGATTCAACAAACTCAAAGCGCATTCCAACAATTTTTAGTATTATTATCACAGATGTTGCAAACGCCACATCCACTTGCTCCGGATCAGCCACTAGGTGCAGATCCAAGATTAAATTTGACGCCCTTGTTATATAGGACGTTCGACCACCTTGCGCAAGAACTAACCTACTCGGGTAGCTATGAGCCAGCAGATCCAAGCTTCAATCCCGAGCCCGGTAGCCCCGGCGGTAGCAGCCCCCCAGGCGGCGCCCTCGGACCAGGGCTCAACCGCCTACCCCCAGTGGGTGGCGCAAACCAGTACCCCGGCGGTAGCTTCGGTACCTACGCTCCAAGCGCCGTCGCAGGCGCAACAGGGTACGGGCCTTTCTACCAGCAACCAGTACAACCAGTATCCGTCCGCGTCCTCCCCGTCGAATCCGTGGGAAGCAGCGATGGGCAGCCTGGAGCGGGTGGTCTCACGAATGTCCCCCTTCCCCAGCCAAACAGCACAGTCTCCGCAGTACCAAACAACGGCGCAGGCTACTCCTCAGTACAGTCCGAATTTACAGGGCCAACCCTGGGCTTATCAAGCCCCTACGGCAGCGCCGACCTACTCCAACAACGCATCTACGACCCAAACTTCCTCACCGACTTCTACGGTAGGACAACAAACCCCCCAGCTAAGCGCCGCAACCGTTCAGGTCGTTAACCACTTCGGTATCGAAGCTCCTGGGATTCTTAACCAATATTCCGTAACTCTGGAAGATGCTCTGATCGCTCAAAATGAGCGGATGGAAGCCATCGCTGCCCGTGGTTCTGCCATGGAGCATATCTTGACTGATCCGGATCAGTTGGCCGACTACACGAATCGCTTCTTCACCGAAGTGTACCCTGTGGACGCCGACGAGACCTCCTACCAGCCTCAAGCGGGTTATCAACCCCGTTATGACATGCCTGCCGTTCCTGCCTCTGCTGGCGGCCCTGTGCGTCAAGATCCCGGCACTCAGTGGGAAGGTTTCTCCAACACCATGAATCAAAACCCCGAACAGGCGTGGCGATTCTTGAGCCAAATGAGCCCTGACGCTTTCCGTCAGAAGCTCCTGTTCCTGGATGCTGCTTGATAGCTTCCGTTGAATAAAAAATAAACCCTAGTTCGCTTAAAACACGAATTAGGGTTATTTTTTTATACCGCAACTTGCAAGTTTTGTTATGGCTCCCTTTAAATCAGAAGCTCAACGTAAACTTTTTTACGCAAAAGCCGAACGTGGGGAAATTCCTGAGTCTACCGTCCGGGAATATGAGCACGAAACCCACGGGAATCTACCTGAACACGTCAAAGCAAAAAAGAAAACCCAGAAGTATACTGAAAATAAAGGATCCTGATCATGGTTCAACATATAGGACACTCTCGGCGTCGTTCCGAGCCTAATTCTCCAGAGCTTATTGCTCAAATTGAAGCATTGCAAGCCGAATTAGCTGCATTTAAGAACGAATATCAAACCGATATGACAAATGTTGCTTTAGATATGGCTAAAATTGATGAAAAAGCAACTCCACCTGTTGCTTAATTTGCTGTAAGTATAATTTAAGTAGCCCTAAGCACGAATCTCGTGGGTTACATTTCGCTGGTCAATTATAAGTACGATACAGGCCCACATCAACTTCAAGGTGGGCCTAATCATACAGATGATAATCTTCTACTTACTCAAAAATATCTAATAGTTTCTAGTGGGTACATTGATTCGTTAGGAAATCAAGTTTCTTGGTACGGAGTTAATGACGTAGGCAACGATTATGGGCGTCCTGTTATTGGACCTCCTAATTCTGGTGCTTATGTAGTAGATGCTTGGCGAGCTGTACCTACTGCTGTCTCTGGCTTTTGGTCTGACTACGATTATAAATATTATTCACCTAGTGGTGAACTGAGCATATATAACGGTTTCCGTGGATATACCACCCAGACGATTGCAAATGCGAAAGTTTTAACTTCTTATAACCCGCAATACGGTGTGCGGGATATGGGAGCCTATACCTATTACGGCGGGTACGCACCCTCGACTCAAACATACGATCCCTATAACACACCTGCTTCTTTAACTACTTCGGAAGGTACTACGGGTGGCGGTGTTAGTCACCCACGTCACATGGGTGCTCTGTTAACTACAGAAGCTGTTGCAGGAGCAACTACAGGATCTCGTACCGAGTGGGTATATAACCCTCCGGTTTACTGTCAGACTTTTACCGAAAGTTACTATACGGGTATTCCCGGTTTTATGGGCGCTCCGACTCACTACATGTATCGAGGTAAGTCCTCTAGGTATGCTTTTAACCTAGGTTCTATTTACGGCGTGGGTGGTGAGGGTATTCGCGCTCTTCCTCATCGGTTTAGCCCTTCAGTCAATAGTAGTAATCAGAAAAGCATTTAACGCTATAAACGCGACAAGTAGTACACTAGTTACATAAAAACAATTTAAAATAAGGGAGTAATTTCGCGGAGATTGACGCTTTGTTCGTCAAATGGCGCTCATAGGCTGAGAGGCTTATGCAGTATCGGGTGAATTGCTGGAACCCTTCCCTTTAGCACAGCTAAATCAGGCTTATCCTGAGAACCTTGACAATTAGAGCCGACTTATGTCGGAAGAATTTACAGCTTAGGGTGTGCGCCTAAGTTGAGGGAATCAGCAGCCAAGCCGCATGGGAACGTGCGGAAGGTTCAGAGACTAGATTGTACGATCCAGAACGGATTATGAGAATCCACGAGCGCCCGACACCCTACCTATGAGGGTGATGATATAGTCCGAGCTGCATCAATGGTAAAGATGCAGAACTAGGGGATAAAGAGCCTCTAGGATAACACAACTGCGACAATGATTTTCCGAAGTTGCTCGGCGCAGAACTCTACCGGCCTTAAAAACATCTGTCTAACCCTCTAACAGACAGATCGTTGTGTGGGGCGCCCACGGTGAAAGCTGTGGGGCAATACCCGTCAAATTCGGTGAACCCTTGAGGATGGGAATACCGAGCCAAGCCCTTTATGGGAAGGTGTAGAGCCTGTACGGCGGGCTCCGTAGCATGTAGAATCATGCCGGAGAAGATACAGGGAGTGATTGGATGACAAAGGTAACTAGAGATGAAGTGCGTTCTTTTCTCATCGGAACTTTGTTAGGAGATTGCTACGCTTCGCCAACTTATCAATGGCAGTGGAGTAATACCGAACAAAATTATGTTGAGTGGAAAGCAAGTTTTATCCGAAGATACCTTGGTGCGTCTTGCCAAGTTTTAGAGTCTAAAGACTCTACTTGTGCAAACGGTTTTATGTACCGTTTTGCGTTGTGTTCAAACAAAGGTCGTCTTCGTATTTACCGTAATTGGTTTTATGCTAAAGACGGCAAAAAACACATAACAAAACGTATTCGTCATTTTGACCATCCTTTGGGACTTGCGGTCTTAATTCTTGACCAAGGTTCTTGTAGGGGCGGACTCACAAAAGACTATAAAACCGGCAATACGTACTACCGAAAACCTACGGTACGCATTCACTTAAACGCTTATCCCGAAGAGGAACTTGTTCTTTTTCAACAGGCGCTTAAGACTAACTTTGATTTAACCACGACTCTTCAAAAAAAGAGATCCGGTAAATCTGATGGTCTTATAGATGTGTATTTTGGGACAACGGAAACGCAAAAACTTTGGACGCTCATTAAACCTTGGGTACCTGATTTAGTTTTTGCTCGTAAAAAATTTCATCCACTCATCATCCAGACTACAAACGCTAAATACGTACAACGTCAGAGAGGCTGTGCGTTAGATTAGCGGCAGTGAAAACTGTAGTAGTAGAGCACCCGGCTTACGTTGTAGAGATGGCTGCGGAACCTGTGGTTGTTCATGATTTCTCAAAACAACCAGGGCAAACCGTGCAACTTGATCGTTACAGGTTCTGGGGAAACCCAGGAAGTAAGGAGTCACGTGAACGTACTGCAGAGCAAACCATCGGTACTGCTAGCAGCCGTAACATCGTTAAGGATAAGGTACTTGTAACTCTTCGTGAGTATACAGGTCCTGCAGATCCTAACGATCCTACACAGGCTAGCACTTTCAAGATCGCACGTGAGACACTGATTACCGCTCAGCGTTTGCTGCTCGATACCGGTAACCTTACTGCGTTCCACCAATCCATTGGTAGCCTCACCCTTTTGGATGACTATCGCCGGTGGCGCGATCGGGTGTTCATCAACGAACTCCTGAAAGCTGTTTCTAAGGGCAAGTCTTCAGATACCCAAGGTGGTTACTACTACCCTGGCGATTTGGCTGTTGGTTCTTTGACCTACACCAACTCTGAGCAAGCCAAGTTTGACGTTAAGGATGACCTTCTTCGGGTGGTCAAGTCCCTGCGTAAGCGTAATACCCCCACCTACCAAGATGGGTTCTACCGCTGCGTTTGCGATCCTACCTTCCTGATGCACCTGCGTCAGAACTCTGACTTCCGTGAGGTGGCTCGCTACCCCGGCAACGGTCAGATCAATCCCCTCATGTCAGCTATGCAGCCTAATGCTGCTATCTACATGGGTCAAGGTTTCGGCCAAGCTACTTTCGTGGCTGGCGAACCCATCATGCCTACTGGTTTCGTTTTTGAAGGTGTGCGATTCTTTGAATCCACCAACATGCCTTCTCAAACTGCTGCGGCAACTATCGGTGGTACTGCGTCTACTTACGACAGTGCAATCGGTATGTTCTTCGGTCCTCAGGCTGTTGGTGTTGGCATCGGTGGCAATAATGCCCAAGTGTTGCTCAACAACAACGACGATTTCAGCCGTTTCATCATGATGATTTGGAGCCTGTACGCAGGTTTTGAACTTCTGAACGCTGACTTCGTGTCTGTTGCCTACTCATTCAACGTTTGAGGAGGTAATTAACCATGACTACTAACGCTAATCAGATTCAAGTTTCCAAAATCTATCCTGGGAACTACACCAACGTTCTTCGTTACTGGCACGACGAAAAGTCTTTCCAGTTCCGTAACCAGAACGATACCGAAACCACCTACAGCAACCAGCCTATTGGCGGTCCTGTCGGCGTGGTGTTCCAACCTGGCTGGATTGCCCAACAAGCTATTGGCTACGTCGATCTGTCGTTCCAAGCTTTGGGTACCAATCAAATCGACTATTACACCCAGGCTTATAGCTCGGGTCTAAATGGTGCTAATGTCGCGTTCACCAACGCCGCTGTGATCATCCCTTCTCCGGATGCTTACAAGGATGTTCGTGCCGACATTACTGACGGTGTTAAGGTACCTTCTGGTGCTTATGTGTATCGTCTATCCGTTCGTGTTGACGGCGGCGACGTGATCAGCAGCGGTGTTGGTGGCGGTACTACTACTCCCACTCTGGGCCTTGGCCCCGCTGTGGGTGTTGGTCTTAATACCACGCCTTCTGCTTCTGGTTTCTTTGTTACCCTTGCTGGTAGCAACAGCCGTATTGCTAACGGCTCCTTCAGCACCAATAACGTGTGGAACAGTTCTACTCTGTATCGGACTGGTACCGAAACTCAGTATAAGCTGTTTGCCGTTACCAACCTTGGTGGTGCCGCAGCTTCCGGTCTGGCTCAAGCCTCCGGTGTGTTCGATCCTCGGGCTGCTAACGGCAGGCTCAGTGGCAAGAACAAGGCTCTGGCTGTTTGCGAAGTCTGCTGGGTTCTGGCTGACGACGCTCCCGGTCGTGACGATCTGGCCCTCCAACCTGCTGGTTTGGTGGAGTCAAACGTTTACACCTCTACCGTTCCTGCTTGATCTTTTTAGATCAAATAATGCCCCCTCTTCGGAGGGGGTTTTTTATTGGTTTGCTATTTTTTGACGATTTAAAAAGTCTTGTATTTGTTGCAACCTAGTGTTTGGATTTTGACTTAAGTTGGATGCCCCGCGAAGTTCAGGATTCAATGCATCTGCTGCTTTGTATGCCCACTCCATGGGATTTAAATAGTCTGCTCCTGCAGCTCCTGCTTCGATTACACGAGGATTTACGCCTCTCCCATAAAGCGGATCAATACCAATAGTTTCTTTTATCTTTTGTTTATTTAAAGCTTCGGCTGCCATTCTTAATAATCCTGGAGCTGACGTGGCGGCAGCACCTACAGGCGTGTATGCCGTTATTCCTGCTCCTAAACCTGAAGCCGCTCGGATAGCCGCTTGTGGTGTAGAGATACCAGCGTCTTTAGCTCTGCCAAATTCAGCAACAGTGTTTAATACATCAAGACCTGGACCCGCTAACTTACCTAACCAACTTGGAATACCCATTTTTTCTAAAACACCTACCTAAATTATAATCTGTTAGTAAACTAACTCTAGACACTACCCACATAATGACTGTCGCTCAACTTCAAGAGGTTGTTTTCAAGCCCAGCGGGGTCAAAGTTGTAATTTTGAGTGAGCACGATGAAGGAGAGTACAAAATGGTGCGTTCCGTGACTACCGGTAAAGTGTTTTTTGCCCACAAGGGTCAAATTGAGCTTGTAGAAGCTACAGAAGAGAAAACAAGCGCAAAACCCGCCTTAAAACGCCGTGGTCGCCAGCTTATTCAACCAGAAATTCCCTTTGAGAATCGTGTAAACATTAATAGTGCTACCCCAGAACGTCTAACTCAAGTCCTTAAAGGTGTAGGAATTAAGACAGCGGTCGAAATTAAAGAATTGCAACAGTCAATGCCCGGTGAACGCTTCACCAAATTGGATCAATTGAAGGCAATCAGCAGAGTTGACTGGACTGAAGTTCTGGAAGGCGGTGTTGTTTATGTTGAATAATCAATTTATTTAATATTTTACGCAATTAGAATAGAAGTACATAGCGGTAAGGTGTCGTGTCTCAATTCTCGCAACAAGAACTTGAGCAGATTCAAAGTTACTTGTCGCAACAAGGTGTAGTTTTTCAAGCTACACAGACCGACGCAACTAAAAGGGAAATAATTTATGCGGCGGTTAATCAACTAACCCGTAATCCGGCGCAAACTTTTGGTTATAGGTTAGATGATTATAATTTTAGTCGTGTTGCATATCATCTAGGGTATAATATTGCCACAGTGCCTGCTGGGGACTACGCTCGCTTGCTGGAAGCGACTAGCAGTATCCCTTCTGAGTTCTATTACGATAAAATCGTCGGACAGCTTGAACGTTGCGAAGACGCTGAGCGGTTAACTGAGCTAGCTACCGGCAGAGCAACCAGTCGTCAGGAAACTATTCTTGGTGACGTTAGTCGGTCTATTAACGTTCAAGATAAACGCGAAACTGCTCGGATTTGGCGCGAAAACTATCAGTTTGAGTGTGATCGTTTAGCGCATATGCTTTACGTTCCTAACTATAAAGACCCTGTTACAGCTCGTTACCGTTTTGAGCGTAGTGGAGGGGAGTTTATCCAAGCAATTCCAGGGCCTCCGGACACAGCTCGGGCGGACAGGTTGTATTTTTACACTAAGTGGAGATAAGAGCTATATTTATACCAGAAGTCTAAACGGATTAACGTGAATCCACAGAACGTAGCACGTCTTTTATCAGGTGCTGGACAAGAAGCAGCAAATATACTACGTATATTTGGAAAAGGTTTAGTTGAAAGTGGAATTCTAAAGCAGGCAGAGAACCCTACCACTTATCGGCAAGGAAGTCTTTTAACAAAAGCAGGTAATGCTCAGAACTTCCGCAGAGGGCAACCTTTTATTACTAGTGAAGAACTAGTTAATCAAGCTCGTCCACGGGTTTCTGTTGTAGGTACTCGTCCTCAGCCCGAAGGTCAGATGAGTCTCTCAGATATTCCTCTTGCCCGTCCTACTACGATTACACGGGCTCCTGAAAACTTCCGACCGGCTCCTGAGCCTCAGTTTCCTGCTCCTTATCGCTCTTCTAGCATTCGTCCAGCTCAGATAACCTCAAAACCAGCGCCAGAACCTCAGTTTCCTGCTCCTGGTCGCCAACTTCCAACTTCTTTGGAAACTTTTAGCCAATTGCAAGCCAGAGATCCTGGTACAGCCTCTTCGATGCTTCAGTTAGCAGATCAAGCTTCAAGTTACTACGGAGTTCCTCGTGAAGAAGTCCTCCGTGGGATGATGGGGGGAGAAGGTACTAATTATCTTGCTCGTCTTGAAGGAGCAGGTCCTGGGGCACTTGTTCGTTCTCCAGAAGCTGCTATTGCTCAGCAAGATCTACGTTCGTTGTCTTCTCGTTTTGGCGGCGGCGCCGGAGAAGTGCCTCCGACTACGACAGCGAACGTTCCAGGTGGACGTTTAATGCAGTCTCCTGGCGGAGAGCTAGCCAATAAAAATGTTCTTATACCCGATAACAATTTTTATATCGATGTTGAATCACGAACAGTATCTCCGGATCTTCTTAATGCTATTGGCGGCGTACGGACAGGTAATTTAGGAGCCTTGGCGGCTGTACTTGGTGGTGGAGCTGCCGCAGGTCTTGCCGTGGGTTCTCGGTTTAACCAGGGTGAACCTTCACTGGGGGAAACTACAACGGCAGCCCCTCCTGAACCCAATGTTCCGGCTTCTAAGACATCGGTTTATGACGATCGTCTGTATTCCACGCCTCTACCCGAAAATTATCGCGGGGACTCTTCTTATTTAGATCCTTCGGCGGGTCCTGTCAAGATTATGGGAGGTGGCGCACGAGACAGTGCTGTTCGTGAGCAAATACAACAGTATGCGCGTGGTCAAGGAACGCAAGACACCAGAGCTTCTAAGCCCTCAGCACTCCAAGCTCAATATGCACAAGAAAGTCTGAAAGCTCGGGCTAATATCGGTGAGATCATCAATGAGCTTGGGTACAATGCGCCTGATAAAGCTCCTTTAAGGCAATGGGCTGTTCAAAATCCTGCGCTTGCAATGCGGTTGTTTGAACAACAACAGGCTACTGCTGCTAAAGCCAGCAATCTTCAACTTCGTGACTCTTTCCCATCTCCTAGTGATTTAGCACCGGCTGATGTAAGTCAGCAATCTCCAGGTAATGTTCAAGGCTCGATGATAAACGCATCTTTAGGTTCTAATTTAGCCAATAATGCTACAGCAAATAGTCATTTTAAGGCTGAATCCGCTGTTGCCCCTTCTCAAGGTGCTGACGAACTAACCAACGCCACGCAACCTATGGAGCAACCGACTCTTATGACGGATCGTCAGTTCCTTGATCAAGCTCCTGCTAGGGAGTACGACACTGCTAAGATTTCTGACGCTATGTTGCGTCGTGCCATGGAGCTTAAAATGGGTCAATTCCAAACCGGTTCAATCATCGGAGGCTGATCATGTCACTTTCTTCTTTTGATACATCTGGTTTGGATCTTACTGGGTATGACCCTTATGGAAAGGGTATACCTGGTCTTGATACTTCCGCGTATTCAATGGATTCGATCCAATCAAATCCGCAGAAAAATTCTGGTCTCTCTGATATTGCCAAAATTTTTGGGATTGGTATTGGTCTAGCAGGAGATGCTATATCAAAAACTCCTACATTTTCTCGTCTTGCTGGTCCTCAGTTGGCTAAATACTTTATGTCAAATCCCAATAAAACATCCGACTTATTTGGGTTCGATACTAATTTAAAAGACAACAGCATTTTTAACGCGATTGTTGATAATTATTCCCGCTATAGTAGGGCAGCGAATCCATTCGGTTAGTCCGGGGGTCTAAATGGCAAGTACTAGTACTAACAAATCACCTTGTCTTATCGATCGTCCTTTTCTGCGTGGGGCACGGATCAGTAACGGAACTACCGTTGTCAGTCCCACAAACCCCGCTTTTAGTGATTTAGTTCAACTAGTGCGTGTGGGGGATCTTCCCACAGAAGATGCTGGTCTTGTTGAAGATATTTTTGTTGTCAGTAATGAAGGGTATCCAAACCGCAGTGGCATTCGTACATGTGCGCTCGGGTTCTATGTGTACGCCCCTAACCAAGCTTCGCCTTCAACATCTACTGCATTATTGATATCTAAAGTTGAAGTCGGTCTTAGTGGCGGCACTGAAGGCATGATTCAGCACCTTGAGTTACCTGCTGTTTTAGCTCCTGTTCCCTCCGTGGGCGATACTAACTTACTTCGTCCCATAGAAACAGGGAAGGGCGAAGGGCTTTACCTTGAAAAAGGTTATATACTTTGTGCCGGTTATCTTGGCAACGGACCTTCTGCTGTGTCTGGTGGCCTAAGCCCCTCGGGTATCACTATTTGGGCTCAGGGTGGCTTCTATTAAGTCGTGTCCCGTAAAAAAGGATCAGATAACTTTAACTTTAAAAGCAAAATAGGAATAGAGTCTGTAAAGCAAGTAGGCTCTATTAAGGGCTCTGACGACCCTAATCAGCTTCTGAGACCTTTACCTTTTCATCGAAGGTTCAGGCCCGCTGTTGGTACAAAAGATTTTGGTATTCTGAGCGATTATAACTACGCCTCTGTCTGGTCTCGTTGGCGCCGTGGTTATGAGCTTAGTATGTACACCCAGGGTGCTAATAGCGGTTTAGTCTATTCTTCATTTAAATATTACGTATCAGGCACTGCCGGAGTTGGCGGGTACATTCCTGGAATATTTTTTGTCTACCCCACCACTCGTGCAGATACCCGAATGCACATGGTTGGTATTCGGCCCAGGGATACATTTAACTTTCTTGACTTTGGTATCTCTGTTGCAGAAGTAACTCTTTACGATGAAACAACATACGCTGTAAAGCTTAGTCAAAATTTTGGATCACCTATTTCATACTTCCACGGGGAAGTTTTATCAAATAGGTTTAATTCAGATGGTACTTCAAAAACCTATGGTTATAACAATTACACAGTAATCGGTGTCGGTACGGATGGAGTCATAGTAGAGCCAAGTATAAATCCAATATTTAATACCTTGTTTTTGTCTGTAGCTGCAAACACAAGTTGGACCGTGGTTGATGCGAATACTATGGCTGTTCCTGCCACCGGGCCTCCTGCTGTCGGAGAATTTTTAACAACAGAAATTCGCGTACAGTGTTCATGCCAAGATTTTCTTAATAGAGAAGGATTTAATTTATACGACACTTCAATAAAACAACGATATCCGTTTACCCGAGTACAAAATATCGATTCAGGTTATTATGATGCAGGGTCTTCTGCGGATGCTCGTGTTTCCACTTCTAGCGACTACCCAGGATACGTAAGAACTTTTGGTTTTATTTATCTTAATGAAATTTATAACATTGCTACGTACTCCGATACTGCTCTATATTCAGATCCGCAACTCTTTTATTTTCAACCTAAATGGTGCAAACACATTTATGCAGCTTTTTGGGATTTATACAGAAAATATGGTTTAGAGGGATCCACATCATATTATCTACCTCAACCTAATGATGAACCTATGAATGAATACTATCGAGAAAAATTTGAAAGAGATCTAATTAAACAAACAGATTTTCTTAAACGAAATAAAGATTTTGCATGGTGGCAAAAATATAGTCCGACTTTGGATGATCTCCCTAGGCGCTTATTGTATTCTGATACGTACAATATGGTTGCTAAAACTTTAAATTTTGGGCAGTTAGAGGATCTTACAGAATTACAAGATACTAATTTTCAAATGTATACGATCGAACAATTTGATCCATTAAATCCAGCTGGCCTTCCTCAAGACACGTATGACGGAGGCACATATGCTAACGGAGAACTTGTTATACAACCGACTACAATTTTAGATGGAGGCTTGTATAGTAATGGGGTATTGATACCGCCTGCTACCTACCCTGCATTCATAAACGGAGGCACCTACTAATATGACATCCACTCCCGTAATTTCCCTACTAAAACGTTCAGGGAACTCTTCTGACAGACCCAGTGGTACCGTTGTAGTTAACGGCGAACTGGCGTTAAGTTTTGGTGCTGCTGATCCTGGTTTGTATTTTGAGGATTCTGCTGGTGGTATACGCAAACTAGGTCCTCCGGGATACGGTACGACTGCACCTAACTCCACTCCAGTTGGTCTTCCGGGTAATTCCAGAGGTGAACTGTGGGTAGACTCCAGCAGCTCGGCGTATTACTTAAAAGTTTGGACTGGTTCTGCGTGGCAAAAGATCTATGCCAGTTTTGCTGACACAGCGGAACATGCAAATACAGCGAATTCTTGTATTATCGCTAGCGGCACCATAAGCTCTTTTGCAGATACAGCTACATTGGCCAGCGGAGCTATCTTAGCCAGCGGTGTTGTGACTGCTGTCGGTAAGACTGTGACAGCTGTTGTTACTAGCGGGTTACCTGCACCTTTGACGTACCCTTCAGGTTCTTTGGTTTATCAAATACAAAGTTCTGGAACGGCTCCCAGCGGATTATATATTCGAGTACTTAACGGATGGGCTTTTACTTAGACCGCAGTGTAGCTTTGAGCATCCAAGCAGCTTTAAACATAGCTCCAGCAACTTCCGCCAAATAATTTTGAACATCAATAGCGTCTATGTCTCCTGCATATTTAGCAATAGTTTTGGCTTGCATCCCGGCATCGTCTATATTTTTTAAATAAGTCGTAAGCATATTACGAGTGTCGTAATCTTTTACGTGTTTAAAACTTTTGTGTGCTTGCAGTAAACATTTTTGGCACAAGGGGACTAGATAATCCAAACTACGTACAAACTCACCTATAGTGTCAAACTGCGTAATGTGAGCTTCATATTGATCTTTTAAAAATGCGTGAAGCGGAAAGAACAAAGGTCCTTCTATATTTAAATGAATTAAATGTGCTTGAGCATATAGTTGATGAAGGAAAGAGGCATAGTCAATTAAATTTTCAACTAGACCTTGTACGGTCTCGCCGCTTTCCTCCATTTGTTGAACAATAACTGGCTCGGACTCCGTAACAACCGTGGGCGCAAATTGAGTCATGGTAAAAGAGTCCGAGTAAGTCATATCAAAGCGAGCAGGCGCTACTAGCCTCGATGTTCTGCTCCTCTATGCTAGCTTCCTCATCGGCAACCCGGAGAAAATTCTGCAAAGCTTCTTTGTCCACACGGAACAGAGACTTGGCTCCGTTGGGTTGGAGGTTGATATAAAGGGACTTAGGCCAACCACCAGGCTGATTTCCCTCAGACAACGCAATGCGCTTGCGCACGAATCCACTAGAGCAGTTAAGTAATTTTGCCGTTTCGGCAATCGTCAAAAGAGTTTTCGGTTCCATCTACCAGGTATGGCGGAGATTGTAGGCAAACATATGCTAGCTATAGTTTTTATGAGCGCAATACACTTAGGCACAACTCACTTCTTCTTTATATTTCCAATAAACTAATTTTTAATATTTTATAATTCTGTAAATGCTTACTACTTATGTACGTACGGTGAGCTGTATGTAAGCATATTGTCGGGTTCACTTACTGGCTACAATGGGGGCAGCTGTAGTAAACCGGTGGGAGTTCAGTACCAGGACGATCCAGGCAATTTACAGTGCGGACTTACGTTGGAAGATGACTTTACTTTAACTAGAATTAGGAACAAGGCCCACTCCTTGCAAAACAAGGAACGTGACCAGTTTCTGTGGACTATTGTGTACCGCCTGATCTGCCGCGAACGAGCTTATCGTGCTGTGATGGACGAGGTTGGCATTTCCGTGGACACTAACGTAGCTCTATTTGAGGATGACAATGCCCTCTCCGATAACTGATCCCAATGCCCGCAAGTGGCTGGACGCTATTGCGTACGCCGAAGGAACCGACCGTAACCTGACGGGGGATAACGGCTATAACGTTATTTTTGGCGGCGGTACTTTTAAGGATTTGAGTCGTCACCCAGATCGGGTTATTTCTGGTGGGAAATATTCCAGTGCGGCAGCTGGCAGGTATCAGTTTATGCCTGATACTTGGAAAGGTACAGCAGCAAAACTTGGACTTAAAGATTTTGGACCAGCGGCTCAAGATTTAGCGGCTGTCCAACTCATGAAACAGCGTGGCGTTGATCCATATTCTGCGCCGTTTAATCCTCAAAACATTGCCAAATTAGCTCCAGAATGGGCTTCACTTCCTACTTTGGCTGGTAAAAGTTTCTATGGTCAACCCGTAGTGTCTTTTGAGAAAATTCAAAAAGCTGTTGAAACTCCTCGTTATAACTTTCCTAGACAAGGCGAGGTTAGTCGTTTTGCTGGAGGCCAAACAGTAAGTGAAACTCCTGGGACATTTAAACTTCCAGATTTTAATTTAAATGGACGAATTGAACAAGCCCTTGTAAGAAATATTTTAAATAGTGCTATGTCCCCTGCGGACAGCGATCAATCTTTGTATAACGCAATTGCTCTTAATGATGCTGCTGCGGCATTAGATGAAGATGCTGATCCCGCAAATCAATTTAAAGCGGAAGAATATAGGTCTAAAGCAATGAATGCGATGCTCGCCTCAACCCCTGGTGGGCTTAACCCTGCAGATATTTTAAATACTGTTGCCAAATTAAAACAACAAGAAGCGGGATATAACGAAAATGCTGCTCAACTTGAAGCATTTATTAATAGTGTCCGTGGGACGCAAGGGGCTCAGCAAGCCATTCAGAGTGCTCAAACCCCAGCAAAACCGACACAAGGTGTTGCCTACACAGGAGTTTCTATAACAAACCCGAACGATACTGGCGGGAAAGGTATGGATTTTGTTATTGAGGGTGGTAAGCGAGGAGCTAAGTTTGTGTCCCCTTTTCA